ATCTGTTATGTTTTTAAGAGTAAGCTACTATTGTTCCTCCTGAAATGGTAATTGATGTAACAGGATGACCTGCTGCTACTGTGAGAGTTGTTCCTGCTGGAATTACTCCTACCCATGTTGGAGAACTTTGTCCTCCACCTACTACAGCAGTAATCGTTGATGCAGCAGCTACATAAATAGTGTTAAAGCTACCTGTAATCGTACCAGCACCTATCCGTACAGTTGATCCTTTTGTTCCCATCAGTCTATCGAAAGCTGATTGAAATACGCCTATAAAATTTTTCATGTTAATATTTTTTACGGTTTATATATTTCAACGTGTGGACGGTCATAAAAGTTGTTATCAGCGAGATCGCCATCCTTATCCCAATTCCCTCCCCAACGGACTTTGTGGGAGATTGCTCCCTGTGTGTAGAGAATATCTCCTGCTGCTACCAGAGATGCTGCAATATACGTCAAATGTGGTATATCCCAAATGAGTTCAGGCTTATCTGGTACGTAAACGCAGAAATCTAAGGCGTGGGAAGGATTCTCGTTGTGCTTTCCCTTGACAGCATAACCATCAATATTGGTCTTTTTCAGCTTTGGTTTGGTCAATTTCCATCGTCCATTGATAAACTCCCTACCAGATTTGTAGAGTTCATGTTGTCTTTCGACAGACCTGTGTCCCTCTGTGAGGGTGAAGTCTACAAGACAGTGCCTTAACGCCCAATCTACGACCATTTTCAGATCAGGATGTAAGGTATCATATTGTACTTGTGATCTCTGTCCTAATGTGTGCGGTAGGCTCATGGTTTCTGACGATTAACCTGTGCAATATATTGCTTCATCTCGTCAAGCATATCCCGAATTTCTTCACGAGTAACATAAGTCTCTTTAAGATGACGGATGTCAGTAGTGTTGTGTTCAATATCCCGAACTTTCTCCGCAGCAAAATCAATATGATTATCGAATTTTACAGCTACGATTGCCATTTCAACCTGAAGTGTTTCAGTATTTTCATTCAGCTCCTTTACTCGTCCCAACCCTACAGACATGATCGCTAACAGTACTGATACTAATACCGTATTGATCCATCGTGAAATGTTCTCTTTCTTCACAGTCATGGTGATGATAAAGTTTAAGCATAGAAAAAAAGGGAACATGGGTGTCCATGCTCCCTTTATTATGAAAGGTTGTTTCCTACTCTTAGGTCAAGTTTCCACCCTGAGCTGTGAAGGTCGCATTTGCTGCGGTAAACAGAGCTTCCTGAATGGCAACTATGGCAGTAGCGTTGGCATTACTGGAAATCCTCCAAGCAATCATCAAGGTCTTGGGTGACTCGGTTGGAGTTCCCTGAGCAGCCTTGAGGTTATGCTCATGCTCGATGACTTGAACATCGTAAATTCCAAGAGCTGAAGCCTCTGCATCCTGACGATCCACAACACCTGCTTCGGGGAAGCCTCTGTAGATGAACTCGTCAGACTGAAGTTCCAGTTCAAGATTCTTCACATAATGTCCACTTCCAACTCCTTGATAAGCAGCAGTGTTTCTGGTAACAACAGTGGTTTGAGCAGGTCCGAAATCAATCTGAGTGTCCCAAAAGATAACATTGGCGAAGTAGTATCCTGCTTTGAACTCACGCCAGATACCCTGAATTGAAACTCCCCAATCTCCTTCTGTTACTGACTCAAAGGAAGCAGCAGCGATCAGACCAGTATCACCTTGCCATGCTACATCAAGCTCATAAACTCTTGCAGCAGCAGCACCTCCATCATGTCCTACTACCACGTAGCAAGGAGCAGTTCCAGCACCAGTTGTTCCAAAGCGGAGAATGGTTCCTGCGGTAACGAGAGCAGTGAGGTCTTCATCTGGAACGAGATATTTTGATCCTTTGACCATCGTAACCTCAGCAGTTGCAAGAGCATCAGCTTGAGCACCTCCGTTAATTCTCTCGAATCTGAGGTCCTGCTCTGTCTCACGAGAGTAGTTCTTGATCAGACTTGCAACAAGTCCAAGAGCAACACGTTGCTGAGTGTAACTTGCAGCTACAGCACTGGACTTATAGAATCCCTCCTTGATTTTTTGCTGCATGAAACCAGCAGTGTTCTTGTCAAGGATGTTCAGACGAATGGTGTAAATGTTGGAAGCGAGAGTATCCAATGCTCCGGAAACACCATTGTATCCAACAAAATCCCACTGATTAACTTTATCAGCAGCAGTTCCGATTGCATAACCGTTAAGGTTATTTTTGAGGTCAATAACATCTGACCAGAGAATTTCACTTCCCCTTGCTTGTCCGTACTTATACAATCCATCCGGAGCAACATCTGTTGCATCCATATAATGATTAGTGACATCGGTAATAAAGATTTCACCATCATTAAACTGACTGCCAGAAGTGATTAACACACCAGAAGCTATGGTGCTTTCGGCAACATCTGCACCGATCAGTAGTTGAGTTACGTTTCTAATTGTGTCCATTTTCTTATGGTATTAAGTTAAACTAAAAATATTATTTCTGTTGTTCCTGTACGGAACTAATCTGAAATCCTGTCTGATCCTGAAGTGCAGCGTAAGCAAGTTTAACTGCTTTATCTACAATTTCACGATGTATGCTCGGATCAAGTAAACAATCAAGTCCTGTGTCGAAATCTACGAAATAAATTCCATCAATCGTACCATCAGATACAGCGTATGCTACAGCAGTGGTTTCAGGAACAATGATCGCTCTTGGTTTTCGATCCATGTGCAGGTGTATAGTCGTGAGGGTAAATGTCCCATCAGTTATATACTCATGTTCTTTTGAGGATTCGTCTGCACTGTCGATCCTCCAAATTTTTTCAATGGACGGTTTCTTATACGGATTGGATTTATTCGCACTGTAGAAATCATCATCTATTGGGTCTACTTCTACATCAAGGATATTATTGTTATAAACTATCGGAACAGCAGCAGGATCAACAGCAATCTTGTTATAGTAGAAGTTCCCTGCTATTAAGACAATATCTGCCCTTTCATTACGAACTCTGAGAACAGGATCAGTAAATACAACAGCGTTACCTGATCCTTCAAGAGATACAGGTGTTTCTGATGAAACAGTCAGTACATCTGCTGTAACAGCGATTATGGAATATACTCCATCGTTACTTGTACTTCCTGTAACAGTTACTACATCTCCTACTCTGAACCCTGCGATGATAAAACCATTAGCTGAATCAGTTATAGAAGTACCTACAAATCCAATAGTTCCACTACCGCCTACGGAAACCTGTAGGGCAGTAGTGAATCCATTTGGATATTTACCAGTAACAAATGTCGAAAGGGGAATTACCTGTCTCAGGCGAGATAGAGCTTTCTTATTCTTCTCATCATACGCACTGGCTTCAAGACTGTCATGGACAATCTCTTCCTGTGCTCTGGTGAGAAAAGTCGAAATCTCTTTCGGTACATATCCCGGAGCATCGAAGTTGGTTATGCGATCATATCCAACGTCAAACTCATATTTCATTTGTTCTGCGGTCATGCTATTTTATTTAGCAAGTTCAATTTGATTCTTTAAGCGTAAATACTCATCCTGATGCTTGTCGTCCTTGAGCCATTGAATCGCCTGATAAAGACTCTTTCCAACTGGAATACCATCAATGGTTTCGATGTGACCACCTCCTACCATTTTCAGTGCTCCTGTCTTCAAACCTCTGTGTACCAGAAGTTTAAATTCGTAATTAACAGTATCCTCAATAATCTCAACAACTCCTGCAAGATCAGAATCAATCAAATCCTGAATCTCTGAGTAATAGAAATCCTTATCTGAGTTCTCAGAAGGACGTTTACTCTTGGCGTTCTCAAGATAATAAATCGTAAGGAAGTCATACATTGTTTCTCCCGAAGAATCAATCTTCGCCAGATGTTTGTAAGCCTTCTTCATCGAGTCAGCCTTTTTGATCTTCTCAGTAAACTGCTGTCCTTCATGCTGTAAAGCAATCCGGTAAGTACCACTCATTAAACGCTTATCCCACTCAGGAGCAACAAGTCCTCCGTCAGGTTGTGAGTTTATCATCAATACTTTATACTGCAAATACTGAATCGGATCATTCAAGTGGAGGGTCATAAGAATGGTTTTATCATCTACGATATCATCAGTCTTACGAATAATCACCTTAAAATCGTGCCAGAAGTTGTCTTTCTTCCGATACGGATTCAGGTCTCCTCCCTCAAGGTCGAGATCAGAATTATTTTCAAAGAACTCTCTTTCTTCAGGTGTCAGGGGATTTTTCAATCTTCCTGTGTCCTTATCCAAAGGAACTTGAATACCGATACTGGTGTGATCATACATGAACGATCCAGAGTGTCCATCTGGAAGCCACTTTCCTGAACGGAGAATTGGTTTCACATGAACTTTGGTATTAGGTAAACTGAAAGGTACTTTTACCTCTTCTACCTTAACAGCTTTCTTCTGAAGCACCTGAGATTTAGGTGCTTCGGAAGAGGCTGTAGTGTTTTCGCCATCACTTTTTTTAGCCATTTTCTTCTTCTTTTAATATGTGTAAGAACTCTCCTACTCCTCCTTAGAGGATGATAGGCTTGTAAGTCGCAGTACGAGTGGGATCGTAAACGATAGCTCCACCAGTGTACGCCCTGTGCTCGGTCCAAGCATCCTTCGGATTACTCATAATCCTGTTGGTTTGACCGATAGTGAAAGGATCACGCAGTCCGGGTTCGTAACCACGAATGTCTCCAAACTTGGCAAGAGCCACTTTCTGAATGTTAGGCTTTCCATCGGAAGTACCCATGTTCAGGATTTCGTAAACACGAGATTCAGCAAGTCCCTGTCCACCGGGATAGTAAATCTTATTCCGAGCAAAGTCATCCTTCAGTGCATCATGGACGATGTTCACCTTGATACCGTTAGGACCAATATACTCAAGGAACTGACCCCTGAATCCCATTGGAGCAGAAGCTCCGGAAACTCCTTTTCCACCTGCATAAATCCTGTAGTTGTCCCTTGCAGGAGTGTACAGTGCAGTGTAGTCTTCGAGAGCCTCATGGAATTGGTACATTCCCCACTCTCCGGTCAATACAGTCACCTCACGCTGACCCATAACAACCTTACCAACGGTCAGGTCGAGCAGCATTTCAGTAAACTTCTTGATGTCGAAGGAGTTGTAGGTATTGTAGTTGGCAGCTTCCATTTGCTGCTTGATTCCAGCACCCATTTGCAGAATCCTTCCGGATTTACCACGTTGGACGTATTTACCGTCCGAGGATTTGTTGGTGGTGGAATACATGATCAGATGGTTGATCTCATCCTGATACTGCATTTCCAGCTCGTATGAACGATAATCCATCCAAGTCGTCATCATCTTCTTCGATACGGGATCGACCCAAGAGAATTTGACAGGACGTTCGATCATGTTGCCGGGAATGGTATCCTGCATACGGATCATGGTAAAGGCGTTCATCATCTTGTAAGGGAACGTGTAATGTACACCTCCACCTTTCACAGATAGTTCTTGCTCCACAGGGGAGAAGTCCTTTGAGAAACGCTTTCCTGCTTGAATTTCATCAAAAGGAATAAACAGGGCAGCATCTCCGGTATTCAGATTACACCTATACCTCCACAGTCCACCTACATTTACAGGGTCTTCCAGAACCCTGATAGGATAAATTTCAAGACGCTCACCGACAATCTGGTTCACATCAGTGAAATACGCCTCAAAGAAATACAGGTAAAATTCTGCAAAGTTCAGACCTGCTTGTGATCCAGCAGTAACGGTGGTTCCGAGAATAATCTCAGCTTTCGCAAGAGGTATATTCTTCTTACCGTTAGTGGTGATGTCCCAAGTGAAATCATCATCACTCTGAAGAGTGAGAGTTGGGAACTGATTTAGATAAGCATTGACAGTCGCACCAAGATTCGCTTGATGAATCATGGTTGCAACTTTAGACGCTTGTTGAGGCTCGATACCGAACCTGTAACCCAAGTGTGACTTGGTTACGAGACCAGTGATGTCCTCTGATTCATAAAGTTGAAATGGTGAAATTCTCATTTTTTGCTTTTTTTAGGAGCTTGTGAATATTAAATTATAGTCTTCTAAATGCCTTTTCAAAGTCGTCTAACTCATCCTCAGACTGTTTAGGTACTTTTGCTTTTCCTGCTACTGGTTTTTCTGTTGTCTCAAAAGCAGACCTCATTTCATCAGTAGCTTTGGTCTTTTGGACCTTTGCGATTTTCGAGAAGTCAGGTTTCATCTGACCCTCGTCATCAATATTGAAGAGACCAAGTTGATGATAGTAATGAATCATCATTTCGAAGGCATCCGGATTCTTACTCCTTGTGTGCATTACAGGATTAAGAGGATTCCCATTTTTGTCCTTTGCAATGGGAACAGTCATGGACTGCATGATCTTCTCTCTCGTTGGTTTCGTCAATTTGATTCCCGGAATAATCTCCGGAGTTGTTTCAACTGTCCGTTTCATCCTTGCAACACGCTGGCGGATACCATCTTGTCGAGCGTTTTCGGCTGCTTCTGCCCCTTGTTCCATCTCATTCATCTTACCTTTGTAAGAAGTAGGAACCGTTTTAAGAGCTTTCTTTGCCTTCGTTTCAAGATTTTCAAGAGCCTTATAACCGTCAATTTCTTCCTTGATTTCTTCGGGATTATATCCACGCATCTCAAGGTCTTTGGTTACAACCTCTTCTTGAAGTTCGACATTCTCAGCGAGATCACCTTCCTTGATCTTAGAGTATTTCTCAAAATTGCGTTTAGCAACTGAGTACTCATCAACCGGAAGACCTTTCTCTTTAGCCTCATAGAGGTTTCTCTCTTCATCTGTCAGAGATTCCTTAAAACTCTCTACACCAGCCTTAACCATCTCTTGTATTGAAATCTGAGAGAGTTCCCTAAGAGCAGCAGCTTCATCTCCTTCATTTCTCTCCTTTAGAGTCGCCCAATCTTCGTCGTTAAAATCAAGAAAGACCCCCTCATTGGCTCTGTCTCGTGCGAAGGCTAAATATGGCGAAGAAGAAGAAGAATCGCTCGAACCATCCTTCGAGGGAGTCTTTTTGATCTCTTCCTTTTTTTCAGTCTTTTCAATGAACTCTTGTTGTTCTTCTGCTGATGCAGATTTTTCAGTGCTTTCCGATGGCGTATCGTCAATCTCGAATGTGCCATCGTCATACTGAGTGGTTTCTTCTGCTTCTGCTGCCTTTGCAGCTTTGGTTGCATCATCCTCAGTATTAGTATCTTCAGTAGTCTTTACTACTGGTTTTTCTTCTGTGTTGACTTCGATTAAACCATCGCCAACATTCATGTCAAAGAGTTTATCTCTTTGTTCTTCGCTTTGTTTCGCCATTTCTCTTCTTCTTTTACAAAGTTAATTTTACAAAAAACCTAACACAAGTTATTAGATATAATTCTTATTTTCCTATAGCCTTAACTGGTTTTTGAGAAGCCTTTTTATTGTCAATCTTCTCCTGAACCTTATTGTGACGCTTGGTTTCAGCAAGTTTTTTGTCCTCAAGCGTATACTTTTTATTCATTTCTTCCCAATCCTGCTTGAGCTTTTCGATGGTAGCACGAGCCTGATCTCCGTTATCAACGTTTGCACCAGCACTAATCTGAGCAGTTGTAATATCAGTCTCAGCTTTGACCAGAGTTTTCTGCATATCATTTTCACGATCAGCTTGTTTACTCTGAGCTTCAGCCTCTATAGCCTGTTGCTGAACTTCAAGTTGCTGCTGTTGTGCTTGTTGTGCCTGTTGAGCAGATTCCTCTTCGTAAGTCTCAATCTTTCTACGAATACTCGACATTGAATCAGAGAGATAGATGTCCATCAGACCTGAGAAATTGATCTTATCGTTCTGTAAACCAGCCTGTGCAAGCTGTTTCATAGTGCTGATCAACTCTTGATCGTTGGTAGCATTAGAAATCATGATACCGTAATCAGCTTCGTTAAACTGCTGACCGTCGATCTCAGTAATAATGGAAGCCATCTCATCCGAGATATACTGTAATTTCTCGTGATTCTTGTTTCTCCAAGCATACTTCGCAGTCTCAAGCAGAGTTTCAAGAACCCTGAGCTTGGTATTATCGTGCATCATAAACCACTTCTCTGTGATGTGGCTGGACTGTGCTACAGCACGTTCTACACCACCAACAGTCTCACGGTTTGAAATCTGACCTTCACGTTGAGCAGTAACACCAGCAATTTCACCGAGTTCACGCTTGATAAACTCAAGCATCATAACGTGTTGCTGAATATAAGAACCCATCTCAAGGTCCAGAACCTTTGAGTTCTGATTCATCTGACCTGCAAGTTTTCCTGTAGCAGAACCTTTGTTACCTTCTTTAAAGGGGTCTTCAATCGCCCATCCTAAGATTTCTGCATAATACATCCATTTGTCCATGTCCCAACCATCCGGAACTCTGGACGTGTCCATGACACTGATCTTACCTTTAGATTTTGCAAAGGCAAGCTCTGTCCGATACATAAATACATTATATAGATATTGATAAGGCTTCATTCGATCCATCAACGATCTCGATTGGGATACGTTGGTGTTATAGATGGTTCCCACATAGCCGGAACCTCCGGCTGACTTATTTCCCATTCTACGAAATTGGATAGGACGTGGACCCCATTTAACATAGATGTCCTCTGCGATCCGACTTCCTTCCCACCACTCATTGACCCAAAACCAATCGACTTCTTCTCCGAGTTCTTCGTTTGGTTTGTAGTTTTCATCGACAAGTTTCTTTTGAATTTCATTTTCTTCGTCGTACCAACTGACTTCTCCAACCTTACGCATACTCACCCAAACAACCTTCACAACACGGACTTCTCCATTGTCATTGTAAGCTGCTACATTGCGAGTAGCCATTTGATCTGTATCGAAGATTGAATAATCCCAATCTTTTCCTTGCTCTCCTGAAACATCTCCTACAACTCCTATAGGATTCTCCACAGGTCTCCACGGATAATATTTGATCAGATCGTTATCATTGGTTCCTCCACCAATATAACCACGCTCAATCCTGTCAATCTGATCAGGTTTCAGATGATCATAGTAATTATCTATCACCCAACGAATTGGCTGATAGGTGTCTTCTATGATTAAATCTGCATCCTCAACCTGATAACTTTCCCCTGATCGAATAATAGTAAGAGCGAGAGGATCAACCTTTCTCACAATAGGCTCCTTACCTACGATCTCAACAGCATAAACCTCCTGTCCTGCAACGAGTGCATCCTCAAATCCACGATTGAATTTAAGTTGGAGTTCCTGTTCCTTCCAGAGATATTGAAGATATTGAGTAGCTCTACGTTCTCTGAGGTCTTGAGTTTCGTATTTATTCCACTTGGTAAGTTTCTGAAGCTCCTGTTGTAATTGTTCCTCCTCATAATCCTCTGCTTCAATAGCAGCCATGAGACTTTGTTGGATCATAGCTCTTTGACCTTCTTCTTTGTCAGAGATTGCATCCGGATTGGTAACGGTGACTCGCCAATCAAATCGACGTTTGAACTCTTCACCTATAAGAAGATCAATCTTCGGATTAGCAATAGGGTAATTCTGCATTTTTGCAGGGAAGGTTGCTCCTTTGATCCCCCACGGATTAACTGCTTGTTCCACATCCCTCTCATCTAAAATATCTGCTCTTAGATTGTAATTTGTAAACATTGTTCGCTTGTCCTGAACAAGATTACTATCACTATTGTAGGAAAGGTCGATAGATGATTCAATACAATCTATAACAAATTGTCTTCCTTTGCTACTGGTAGCTCTTTTCTGAAAGGGGAAATGAGCAGTTCTCTTGAGGGTATGTCCTATACCTCCGGATGATACCATGTTATTGCTCATAATATGTAAGTTTTTATAAAATTATGAAATCTTAATGTCTTCTGTCTTAATAAAATCCATTATAGTTTTGTTACTATAGCCATTTGTGCCTGTACCTACATGACGACTAAAAAATGGATCATGTGTGATTGCTTCCACTTTTTTCTCGTGCATAAGTCGCTTATACTGAAGGCGATCCTCTCTGAATATCATAAGCAATATTAGTGCTGAGATGTCATCAAAGTTATCTTGAGGATTCCATGCAATAATTTCTTGTAAAAGAGGTATCGACCTGATTTTATCAAGATTCGTTACCTCTGTTCCTTCTTCTTCTCCGTAAGCAGTAGCGGACATCCACTGAACTGCACGTTGTAAACCGTACAGAATAACAGGAGTGGAAGCATAAGTTCCCTTCGAGTTATTACCGAACGTATTAGCCTTGCTAATGCCTTTATCTTTAAGAATCTCTGGTTCATCAATAAGTAGATGAAGTTGACTCCTATTATATAAATACCCGTAAAATCCTTTTTTGTTGCGCTCGTAATTAGCTGTTGCATTATAATACTTCAAAATCCTGCGACAGGTTTCAAAGAATTGGTCTGCGGTTGCAGGTCTACCTTTATAATGACAGACTATTCGATCTGTCAGGAGGTCCAGTACAAGAATTGATCCAACAGAATTTGTGGTAGATTCGTCATCATCATAAGGGTCAATCGCTGCAATATAGCGACCATTCATAACCTCACCTCCCTCTCCTTCTACAGGAGGTTCAAATATTTCAATGACACCCTCTTTCTTGTTGTCCTTAATTGGAAACTCATGAATAGGAATCCCTTCATTATTATATTCAAACTTAATACGTTGATTTAGAGGATCAACGACAAGGTTTGCTTTCCAAATACTATCTATATATTTCGCTTGATTCGTGAGGATGTGCGATAACCGAGCTGATGCCCTGATCGTATCGAACATCGTTCCTTGTACCCTGAGAAATGCTTCTGCGGGATTTTTGGGTTGCTGTGTGATGAACTTGTTGTAGGCTGAACGTGAACCCTTTCTGCGTTTCTCCCTCTTGGTGTCCAAGCTGTCCTCTGCGTCCTGCCTGTTTGAATTGCCTTGTTGATCAACGAAAGGAGTAGTAATTGTTTTTTCTTTCCCATGTAAAAAATATTTCTTTTTAACTGATCCGGGATAGTACCACATATCGTCTATGAACCATCCACAATCTCCTGTTGCATTTTCGTCATAAATATTCTCATAAGTCTGAAGTCCGTAAGGCTCAGGGTTGTAGAACATCTCAGCAAAATCTGCTGTACCTCTTTCCATATCACCACCTGTTCCCCATATCAAAGGGATTCCGGTCATTATATCACCATCCCGGAAGGTAGGCTCAGAAATAGTATAAGCGGTAAGCAGATGTTCGAACTTACCAGCTTCTTCAAAGCCCATAAGGTCCGTTGACTCTCCAATGGATTTGAAAGGATTATCCTTAAAAGATACAGCCTGTATCTCTGACATATATCCATCTTCCACGTCCACTCCGGTTCCCGGATTTCGCATAAGAAAAGAAGCTCTGAAATGATCTCTTTTAGATAACTTACCTTGTTTCTTTCCCCAATCAGTAATACGATTGACGTGGTTGATCGAGAAATGGATACCGTCAAGCGTAACCTTATAATGACCCTTTTCATAAGCAGCTAAGATATTCATTGAAGCAGGAATGAAGTTGTAGTTGTAAGAATACACTCCTCCTGTAACCTGATAGGTAAATCCTTTACGACGAGATTTGGCAATGATCATTCCCTTTTTCTCGTTCTGCGAGTATGGTCCTTCCGCAGCACATCTCTCGAACTCGTTGAACCAGTAGTAGTTATGATCTAAGAATCGTGGTAGAGTAATGATTTTCCGATTCTCTCCTTCCTTCTCTGCACCTGTATTCGGATCAATCGGACGTGCTTTGATCAGACAAAAGTTCAGGTAAAAGTAGTGGCGACCTGTCACTCTGACACCTCCTACAGAATAACCATTGAGAACTCTGTGTTCCTGAATATCCCAATAGTCATTGTAGTCTTTGCTTCCATACGGAGCATTGGTGTAATATCCATGCTTCAGGAAATGTCTCCCTTCCTCTTGAAACATAGCACTATTGATAAATTTTAAATACGGTTGATCCGCATTTCTAATAGGATTTATTACATCCGTCCACGGTTCCGCTACTTTTATCATGTTCCTCCGTTAGTTATAAACCACGCTGTCCACCAAACAAGAGCCATGACTCTAATAACCCATATTAGGAATCCTTGCTCCATGATCTTCGGCAGGTCTGTGAACCAGTTCATGAACCTTCCGTAGAGTGAACTTTCGCCCACATAAGACCATTTATTACCTTTTATAACATTAAATATTACATCAAATATAGCAATTCTGAGAGTAATATACATAACAATTTGTCTATCAGACCATTCTAACCACCCTCTCGCAACGATAACAGCTATGAAAAACCATCCTATGATATGTATTACTTCGAGAGTATGGTGAGGTACTTGCTTATTCCTTGCACGTAAAGCATCTCCGACTGCATCAAGTAATATGAGCAGTAAAAATATCAGACTAAAAATTTTAAAATCATCCATTTAGTTTCTCCATTGGTGCTAATTGATTGACAAATATGTTTCTCATTAAAACATGAGCGTAAAATCCGTTTGAAGGGTCTTTCTCGCCCGGACCTACTAACCAAGAGTGTTTCATAAAGTATGGTTTATTACAATATCCTAATAACCAACCTTTTGACTTATCTTTCAATACTGATGCAAATACATAATAATCAGTAAGCTGTCTTGGAGTTCTCATATTTACACTACAATCATAGTGCATCTTCGGAACCACAGTTCTAATCTTTGTTTTTACATCAAATTTCTTTCCTTTATAATCAAAATCATAATTTCCACATCCGACAAATTCCGCTTCAGGAACAAACAATTTAAACAACTCCTCTCCTATACATCCGTAAATAATACCTTTTCCGTTTTTAATACTCTCATTTATAGGTCCATAAGTAGATGCTTGGCGTTCCGCACGTTCAAGAATCTCAGGAGTTATATCAAATTCTATCATCCTCTTCGATCAGGGGGTAGCTCTCTTGATGCAATCTCTGATCTACCTCTGAGCTGCATATTATCAGTCAGTTCCTTCTCAACCTCATCTCTAAGAGTTTTGATACCCTTGACAAGCTCACCCATCGCTTTCACGTTTTGGATGAAATTCTTTGCAGCAACTCCGTTGGTGTCATCCTCATCAAAATCAACATCCCGAAAATAGTCCCGTAGCTTCGTGAGTCCGAGTTCGACATCATTAAGAAGTTGCATGGAAAGAGTAGTCTGAAGCTCAGTGTACTTGTTAAGTGCTTCATTTACAGCACTATCAG